AAAAAGTAGGACAAAACTTATACTTTTTCTAAAAGTATAAGTTTTGCAATACTTTTTCTAAAAGTATAAGTTTTGCAATACTTTTTCTAAAAGTATAAGTTTTGCAATACTTTTTCTAAAAGTATATTATAGGATGAAACCGTATCATAAAATTTTTGTTGTTTTAAAAGTCTGCATCGTTTTGTTATTTTTAATTAGTAAACTGCATATAAGTAATTATAGCCATCATTTAGAAGAAGTTGTAGAAGATGTTTTTGCAGTGTATGTTGGGTTAGTTGTAATTTTTGTATTCTGGCCATGGGCTGAAAGAAATTTCGACAAGCACGATAAAATGCTTGTATTAAGCGCAGGAACATTATTATTATTAACAAAAAATTACCATAAAATGTATCAAGAAATATCTACTTTATTAAAAAATGTATATATGAGTATTAGAATTCCTTTACACAACGCTTATTTATTATAAATTGATTGTTTTCAAAAAATTTAAAAACAATTAATAAAAATGATGAATACATATCTTCAAAATTTAAACAAACACGAAAGAGACACCCATATATCATTCGACGAAGGCCCACATATCTATACAATTGATGGTGATTCTGGTTTCATGTCAGTCACAAAGTGGAATCACTCACATTTTCCACATTTTAATGCGGAAAAAATCATTAAAAAAATGATGAAATCAACAAAATGGGAAGATAATAAATATTTTGGACTTACTGCTCAAGAGATTAAAGCTTTATGGAGAAAAAATGGAAAAGAAGCCAGTGATGCAGGAACAAAGTTGCATTATGATATTGAATGTTTTTACAACAAACAACCGGTAAAAAATGACACTATCGAATTTCAATATTTCATGAAATTTTATAATGACAATAAATATTTTAAACCATACAGAACAGAATGGATGGTTTATGATAAAGAATTAAAAATGGCTGGTTCCATTGACATGACATTTGAAAATGAAGATGGTAGTATTGATATTTATGACTGGAAACGCTCAAAAGAAATTAAAAAAACAAATTCATGGGAATCTGCAACAACGGATTGCATTGATTTTATGCCAAATGCCAATTTCTGGCATTATTCTCTCCAACTAAATACTTACAAAGCAATCCTCGAAAGAAATTATGAAAAAAAAATTAGATACATGTATTTGGTAAGACTTCATCCAAATAATCCTAATCAAAGTTATATTCTTTATAAAGTTCCAAATTTATGCGACTCAATTGAAGAATTATTTGAATTAAGAAAAGCATCATTGTAATTTTAATTATATTATAAATATATATATATGGTTTTGGATTTTTCAAGAATGATGGAATTTATGGATGGGTCAAAAGAAAATGAATCAATATTTAATAATATTTGTAAAATTATAGGGTTTAAACATAGTTATAAAACATTTTTTTCTGATAAAAACGAACAAATACATAAAAATACAGTTAAAAAATTTAACGCCCTTTTAAAATCAGTGAGTAAAAAATCAGTGGGTAGAAAATCAGTGAGTAAAAAATCAGTGAGTAGAAAATCAAAGAGTAGAAAATCAAAGAGTAGAAAATCAGTGAGTAGAAAATCAGTGAGTAGAAAATCAGGGAGTAGAAATATTTTAAATAATACCGAAAAAGAAATATTAAAATCTATTAATAATTACTTTTTTTTTATTTTAAGAGATATTATTGGAAAACTTTTTATACCTGAAATGAAAGAAAATAATAATCTATCGAAACAAACACTTTCTAAACAAATGGAACCTGGTATTCGAAATTTTTTTTTACTTCATTTAAAAAATAATCAATCACCAAAAATGAGAAAATCGAACACATCAAAAATTATATTGCAAAAATATATTAAAAATTGTAAAAAAATGCAAAAATCAAGTGTATTTAAAGCATTAAATATAATGAGTGGACATGAAGGATGTGTGTCTGTTTCCAGCATGTCCAGTAGCAGGTCCAGCAGGTCGGGAAGCAGGTCCACAAGCAGGTCCAGTAGCAGGTCGGGTAGCAGGTCGGGTAGCAGGTCCAGTAGCAGGTCGGGTAGCAGGTCCAGTAGCAGGTCGGGTAGCAGGTCGGGTAGCAGGTCGGGTAGCAAAAGCGTCAATCAGTCAGGAGGGGATTTAAGCTTGATATTATGCATTAGTATTGCATTTTTATTTATATGTGGAATGTGGTTTCATTATGCGCTAGATTCGAATGATGAAATGCAAAACAATTTTTCAAGAAGCATACGACATATAATTAGCACTCTCTTCGTAAGTGATGGGAGTGCATCAGGGGACAGAGATGATGTCGATGCAATGGCTATATACAATAATTATGGTCGTGAGAAAGCATGGTTAGATTTGCATTGGATACAACGATTTATTTATAGCAAACTGCGTGAGAATACCGAATATTTCCATCACCGCCTCGAAAACTAAACTACGTGAAATGCCTCTTATCGCCGCCTCGATTCCTCATAATTAAAATCTTTTTTCGTTAATTTATATCCCCAATGCTGTAATACTTGTCGTATCTTGGGACTTATTTCTGGATTATCCCAATCTTTTTTTGTTCCTTTTTTTAGTATTTGTGTTACTAAAAAACGCATAAATCTACCGCGATGTCCCGCCAATCCTTTCCATCTTTTTATTTGTCTTTCATCATCGGGACATCTTTTTCCTGAAAAAAAATCACAATACCAGTGCACCCACCCATAGGGATGATATTTTTTTATCCACGACTTTCCTTCCCAAAAGTCCAAAGTAGTACCAACTTTTACACCATATTTATTTATTTTTTTGTCATATATAGATTGTGATAAATGATTTTCGGGAATACCTTTCCACCATGGGTATTTTTTATGAACATTTTTAAGGTTTTTCTTTACAACTTTTGAATGAATTGGTCGCCAATAAGTTCCACCAAAACTGCCCAATTTGAACATCTCTTTCGGAGAAAGATTTGGTTTAAACTCTGGATAATCCGCGAAAAAATAATATCCATTTTTCTTCTTTGGTTTTTTGTTCATAGTTTTCTTTCTACTTTGTTTCATAGTTGTTTTCTTTCTACTTTGTTTCATAGTTGTTTTCTTTCTACTTTTTGGCATTTTATATATATTAGTTATTTTATTTTTGACAACACATTTTCTGCTGTTTTTAAAGCACCTTCTATCCAAGATTGTGATTCACTACTATAATTCTCTCCACAAATAAAAATGTTTTCATTTCTCATCGGCTTACTTATTTTTTTTTCAATTAATTTACTATCTACACCAACTTTCCAATTACCTACACCACATTCCCAATAAAAACTTTTTGTCCATATCGGCTTTGGTATCTTCTTTATACCAAACATTTTTTCACATTCATTCAATAAATAATTTACTAGTTTTGGTTTACTGTCCATTTCCATTTTTTTCAAATATTTTGCTTTATATTCATCAACATAACTAATCATAACAAGTCCCGTTTCATAATTAATAGGAATAAAATAGGATAATTTTGAATCCGTTATCGTTTTTTTTATATTTTTAAACCAAGAACAATTTTTAGTATCAAAAATGAAGTAAAATCTACATAAATTTGCGTTGTTTACCGTATCTATTAATTTTTTCACAGGTTTAAGATATTTTATTTTAAGTAAATCTGGCTTCTGTCCTGTCAAAATAAGTTTTTCACACAAATAATCACTCTTATTCGTCTTAATTAAATAACTCCCTTCGATGTTTTCAATATTTTTCAATTCCGTATTCAACTTTATAACACCACCCATCGATATTATTTCCTTCTTTAATTTTTCCGTTATTTGCATCAACCCTCCTTGCAAAATATAAAAGTTATTATTGATATTTAAATCTCTTTTATATAGATTCAATGCGTCAAAGGCATTAGCCTTAAAGATATCTTTATAAGGATAAATATCCTTTAAAAATGAGATTATTTTGTTGTCTATATTTTTTTTTAACCAATTCTCAAAACTAATATTTTTCATATTTGTTTTTAATTTATAATGTCCCAAAATAGAATCTAAATAATCATATGGAGAGAATTTTGAAATCTCGTCATTTTGCCATTTTAGTTTGGTACATATAACATTTACATTGCTTGGTATTTTAATTATCTTATTTTTATAACCAAGTTCTTTTATTAAACTCAACAACAATTTATGATTGTCGTTGTATCTTCCTGCACCGGCTTCCATTGTATGTGTTTTCCCTTTAACATTCACCTTATGTGTGTATATTCTCCCTCCCAATAAATTGTTTTTTTCAATTAATAAAATGCTGCTTTTGCTGCTTTTGCTGCTTTTGCTGCTTTTGCTGCTTTTGCTGCTTTTTTTTAATAATTTATATTGCGTATATAATCCGGCAATGCCGCCACCTACAATAATTGTATGATACATATAATTATTTTAGATATTTTAAATTTTTGTAATTTTTGCACAGTTTAATCTGGCTCCAGCATTGCCTGTTTCGAGAGACTCGTCGTCACCGCCTTTACCAAGGTCATCTTTTAAATCATGCACAACAACACTTCTACCTATTATGTTATTTTTACCTTTTAATGATATTTTTTTATCAATAAAAGAGCCTTTCGTTTTTCCATTTTTCGTAATAACGTTGCCTAAATCGCCAACATGTCTTTTTTTGCTTTTTCTTCCAGAATGTTTATCATGACTTGGATTAAAATGTGGGCCAGCCTTTAAACAATCATTTTTAAAATTTCCTTTTTCGTGGATATGAAACCCATGTTTTCCGTTTTTTAAACCTTTAATATCATAATTAACCCTAACACCTTTTTTTACTTGTTCAAAAATGATATTTCCTGAAACATTATTTTTCTTTCTGAAAACTGCTTTAGCGGTTCCTCTGTTGAATCTTCTCACTCTCCCCTTTGTATATTTTTCTTTCCTCGCTCTTTTAATTTGCTTCTTGGATAATTCACCATGTGTTATCGGTGTTTTTTTTGTTATTCTTTTAGATGGACGATAAATATCATTTTTGTATTTATAACCTACTTTTCCTCTTTGATTTACCCATTCCTCTTTAAACCAACGTTGTAATCCACGTTTTTTTGTTTTTTTTCCTTTATATGGTTTCTTTTTTCCATATTTCTCTCCAAATCTTTTTTTATAGGTTTTAACTACCATTCCACTTCTATACGCACTATGCTTGGGATTTTTTTTATATATTGCCTTTTTTATTCTATTATACATCTTTTCATCAACAGGGACATTCATATATATTTTCAAATATTTTTATTTTCAAATATTTTTATTTTCAAATATTTATGAAAATTTTAAAATATTTATGAAAATAAGTTAAAAAAAAAGTAAATGTATATTTATTATGGATTCTATTATGGGCAACGAATATTGTGTGTTTGAAACCTCAATAAATAATAACTATTATAATATAATGAATAGAATAATTGTAACATCTTTACTATCAATTGCGAGTGTAGCAATGACATCCTGGCTTATAGGAAAATATTTAATGGATAATGATTTAATGGACACGGTTGAAGAAGAAAAGGAACCAACCGTATTATATGAAGATAAATATTCATTGAAAGACATGGAACATGATTTAAGCCAAAATAATGAAATCACAAAAAATACCTCTGTCATTGAAAATACGCCGGATGGTTTGGTAATTATGCTTTATAATGGTGATAGAGAAGGATTTGAATATTGGTGTGATAATAAAAACATTAAATTTAATTATTTGGAGACTGTTGCTCGAAAATTTGTTATTATGAATTTTTGCACAAGTTTATATGTAGATAGATTTGATGATATTAAAAAACAACAAGAAGAATTTGATGAAAATTTTGAGACGGGAAACGATAAGGGAGAAAAGGTTGAAGACAAGGTTGAAGACAAGGTTGAAGAAAAGATTGAAGAAGAAAGTGTTTTTGTGAAGAAAAAGGTGAAAAAGAAGGAAGTAAAAAAGGGTGATAGAAAAAAAATTGTAGCAAAGAAGAGTAATAAATATTTGTATATCGGGAAAATTAGTGAGTTTGAATGGCTTCGAAAAAACAAAGAAGAAAATATTGTGAAAGAAGTTAGTTTTGCCTCATTCAAATCAATGTTTGGCTAACAAAAAGTATCTATTTTTGTAAGTTTTTTTAATTTTATTTATTGTTTGTTTTTTATCTAAAAATTTACCAATACGTAAACATTCATTTTCATAAATTTCACTATTATTTTTTTTAAAATCATCAAATGCGTCTGATGGTTTTAAAACGATATCGACCAAATGTCTATCAATAGTATTAATGAAGTCTTTATCTTGTCTAATATAAACACGTCGTTTTTTTATTGTTTTTTCTGTTTCTTTATTTTTGAAGTAATACCTGGCGCTTTTATACATTTTATCAAAAATATCACCATTATAACCAATGTTTTCTAAACGAATTGTTTCTTTTGTAATAATGCCGCAATTTTCATCTTTCCATTCATCGAAAGCTTCTTTAAAGTCAATTGACTTATCGTGCCTATGAATGGTAGAAAATTCTACCAATTTGGGAAGAAAATCTTCAGAAAATTTAAATCTGTAAATAGTTGTCATATTTTTTAAAAACATAAAAAATATAAAAAAGTAATTCAATTTAATTCTAATGCTGCTAGTCTGGATAATACGTCGGTGAGGGTACTTTTCAATGTTGCTATTTCTGCTTCTGCTGCTGTGAGCTTTGCCTCTGCTGCTGAAATAGTGGCAGCATGCTTCTGCTGCGTCTTGTCCACTTCCTGTAGAGCCGCATAGGCCACTGTAAATATTTTATCTTTAATAATAGTATGGAAATCACTCACAACTGAACCATACAGTTCAACCCTTGAATATTTTGTTTTTAGTGTCCATGTTTTACCCTTACATTGAAATGTTTTTCCATCCAAGGTGTCCAACATTTCCACACCATTGAAACCATAACTTTCAGACTCGGGTTCCGTAAAATGAAACTCGTATTTGCCTGGAGCCAGAACTTCTGATGATAATTCCATTGAATAACTATTATTATTGGTGATATTCCATAATACATCAACCACGCGCTGCTCATCTGGAAGTGCTCTCTCCATAAGTTTAACAGCCTCTGGAATTGCTTCTTTCACCTCCTGTGCAATAAATCCAAATTGTTTTTCGTCAGAGAACGCATTGTCAATGTAATTATAATACTTTGCATCCAATGACCTGAATGTTTGAAGGGCAAGGTCATCTGGAATTGTTTCAATGTTGTTTTTAATTCGTAGGTCAGATGATGTCAGCCAACCAACACCACTAGTTATTATAGAAGTAGCATATAAATGACCGTTTCCAAAAAGCCGTATATCCGTTCTTTCTCCTACTTTACCAACATCGAGTGTTTCATTATGACCTTCGATATTGAAACCTTTCAAAGCATAGCCATCCTGAAAACGTAGATAATCAATTCCAAGAAAATCGGCATAATATGAACTACCTGATAGAAAAAACTTTAAACCACGTGCTGGGGTATGACCCCCTGTAATTTGAAATGCAGTTCCATGACTAATAATTTCTAATCTATTTGTTATTTTACAAGTTCCATTCACTTCTAATTTCTCACTTGGCGAAGTAGTCCCGATACCAACGTTGCCAGCATTGTTAATTAACATATGTGATGGTGAGTGTGAACCTGATTGATTACTTGCTGAAAAACTTAATGCATAAGAACTATTCATACATAGCCAATCGTTGGAACCACTGATACGTAATCCAACTACTCCACTTCGTTCAAACATTGCTATCGTGCCAGAATGGTTATTTGGAACCGATACCCTCAATGCTTGCTGACTTACTCCTGTTTCATTAATATGTAATTTAGCACTTGGCGAAGTAGTGCCGATTCCCACGTTGCCACCGTTATTTATATAATTACTCTCACTCGGTGATGCACTTAAGAAAACACCAGTATTTCGTTCCGACCCGTTGATATAACCATAGTAAAGATATAACTGTCCATGTGGTCTATCTTGACTCGGTCTGTTTCTAATATAACAATAGTCATGTGAACCATAGAAAAATCTCTCATCACCATAAACGCGCAATTCACAACTTTTTAGACCGCTTCCAATTCTAACAAAATCCAGATTCACGAAGTCAGCATACTCGTAGTCGGTGCTGATAAAAAATTTAAGACCTTTCGAGACTTGATGAGATCCTGAAATTTGAAATGAATCGCCACCAATTTCTAAATACCCTGTCGTTTTTATATTACCAGCAACTTCTAATTTTTCTCCAGGCGAAGCAGTGCCGATGCCCACCTTGCCGGACGCATCAATCCGCATTCTTTCTTCTGCCACGCCACCATATGTTGCACTATCATTTGTGTAAAAACCCAAACCACCCGTTATAAAACTCGCTGCGGAACGTTGAAAATATATACCTGCCGAATCTTTGGTATATGGATTGACACCATCATCATACTCTGGTTTCCAAATTATACCTGAACCTTTTTCATTTATTCTACCAACATCTAAATAAATATTGGCCTCATTTGCTTTGTTGAAGGTGTCCCTTGCATTTTTATAAACAGATATACTCCCTTTAACATGTAATTCAGATTTAGTGGTCTGTGAGTGGCCCACACCGATACCAACATTACCACTACTGTCAACTCGCATTCTTTCGGTTCCATTCGTAGTTATTGTTAATGTATCATTAGTGGGGAATCCTATTTTAGTATCTGTGTTACCATTGTGAATAATATAATCATTTATACCAATTTGCCCACTTACATCCAATGTTTGACTGGGTATTCCTGTTCCAGTATTAATTCCCACTTTGTTATTTCCCACAGTGCCAGTTTCCATAACAAAATTACACCAAGAAGGGTCTACAGATAAACTTTCACTATCGCAAACAGCTTCATATTTTTCCGTTGTTGTATTATATCTTAAAATACCTAATAAATTTGTTGCGCCATTAGGCGGATTTAAAAATCTTCCATTGACAGGTCTCTCGCTGGTTGTCCCAACCGGTATTCTTATGCCACTATTTCCGGATATGTCGAGTTTTAATCTGGGTTTATCCGTGCCTATTCCTATACCATATGTCGGGTCATCTGAGACGAGAACACCCAACTCCAATGCTTCTATTTTTCTTCCTCCTATATATAATTCATCGGCATTCACAATATTTACGGTGTATTGGTTTGAACTCATTATATACTTTTTAGAAAAAAGTATGACAAAAACAAACTTTATTATTTTTTTATTGTTTTTTTTATTGTTTTTATTGTTTTTTATTGTTTTTATTGTTTTTTAT